GACCTACAATCCTACGGGTCACATTCTGGCGGCTCAAAGTAATGCGGTAGAGCGGACGAGTGCCGACAATCAAGTTCATCTAACCGCGAATGGGTTTAAATTTTTCGATATTGGAAGCTTGAACGCCGGAACAAATACCGACAACAGTTATATTTATTTGGCATTTGCAGAAACACCATTTGGTTCGAATAATAGGGCCAGATGATATGGACCCTGTCACAGTGGCGGCTGCAATCAGTGCTACAAAGTTGGTACTTAAAGGGGCCAAAGACGTAGCCTCAATCGCCTCATCAATGGATGCGTTGCTTCATGCTAAAGAGGCGCATGAAAAGAACAAGGCTGAGAAGCCAGACGATACAATAGCCCAAAAAAACCAAAGTATTCTTCAGCAACGAACTAAGGACGGCGGTGAAGATACTGACCTCTCGACGATTGTAAATGAAATCGACGCTCAAAAGAGATTAGAGCGTGATCTTAAAGATCTTGAGAATGAGATCAATAAACGCTGGCCTGTTGCTCCAGGTGAAAAGAAAACGTGGACAGTTATCTTAGAGACGAGGGAGCAGCGCAAGAAGGAGAAAGCGGAGCGGATTGAAAAGCAAAAGAAAGAGGCAGAGGAGAAAAGAAAAAAGGACCGCGCACTCTGGCACAAGATACTCGTTGAAGGCGGCAAGGTTGTTGTTCTTGTAGTAGTTGTCGGCGCAATAGGATGGCTTCTTATGTGGGCATCTACAGCCCCGAAAATCAGGTGACGTTGTGACGACAAAGATCAGCGATACGACCAACGTGCAGATGCCGATGAAGACTGTCATCAGTCTGATTGCGCTAGTGGGCATGGGTGTGTATTCCTATTTTATTATCCAAGAGCGATTGAACCGTCTGGAAACTTCAGAACAATTAGTAAAGAAGGATCTTCAAACCAGCGTTGCATCTTTGAAGTTAGACATAGACAAGAACACGACCTTTCGCATTGACCGGCCTCAGTCGCCAGCGGTGAAGGAAGCCTTCATGCTCATTGAACATATAAGCGGCCAGCTAGAAAAGCTGACAGCAAAGGTCGAGGACCGTTCAAACAACAGCGTCAACATCACACGCCTTCAAACAGACATGATGGAAGTTCGCAGCGCAGTCGAGAAGCTGAAGGACGCGCAGCGGCATCTGCAAATCAACGGCAAATAACATGGAAACCTTCGTCGGTTTTATCCTCCACCTCTACACCACGTCGGGGGCGCTCCTAGAGTTTACTCCGCGTGACAGCCTGTCAGATTGTCTGAAAGCCAAGCGGGTGATTGAGCGCACCGATCCGCACAAAGAAAGATGGATCTGCCGTAAAGGCAAGCTGTTGCTCAAGACGGTCGACGGCAAACAGTACCCCGTCAAGATTATTATGGAGGACTAAAAATTGGAAATTGGGCCGTCGCATTTGCTCCAGCTAGGCATTCTAGGGGCCACTGCCATCAGTGGATATGCGGTTGTGCGCGCTACGGTTCAACGCCTTAAAGAAGACTTTGCCGCCCACATTAAAAATTATGAAGACACTCGTGAGAAATTTGATTCTCGTTTGGATAATGCTGAACAAGAGAGGGGGAAAATCGCTAATCAAGTTCTTACGCTCAAAGGTATAAATTCACCTACTGAATTAAAGTCCCTGCATCGGGAGCTTGAGGGACTTCAGAGAGAGATGAAGTGGCTAACTAAAAGCCAAGATAGATTAGACCGCATGCACAATGGTTCGCACCCTCCAGTGGAGAGCAAGTAATGGAAACGAAAGACCTTGCAACTGTAGCCCCAGGGGGCGTGGCTGTTGCCGCCTCATGGCTGGGCTTAGTTGAAACCAGCTTGTCCATTCTGTTGTTGCTTGCGTCTTTATGCTTCTTGGCGTGGCGTTGGCGGCAAGCCGTAAGAGAGAAGAAGTGAAAATTTTATATCTTGTCGTCTTTATCATAATGAATGACGGATCTTACGACGTTACTGGAATGCCCGTAAACAGTTGCCCGTCAAAAACCATGACGGAAAAACATTACAACTATCATCAAAAATTAGGTGCGTTTAAACGCTGGGCAGCGATTTGCACCACTATTGATTTTAGCGATCCGATTAAGAAGGAAACTTAATAATGATGATTACCGTTAGACGCTTCGCTCATAACGACGAAGCAACCCTTTCTCGCGTGTTCCTTGACGACGAAGAGTTCTGTTCTGGGTTGGAAGACCAGCCACAGGAAGAAAAGGTGATGCACGAAACCCGCATCCCTGCCGGAACCTACGACATCAAGCTGCGCGACGAAGGCGGCATGACGAAGAAATATGCCGAGCGGTATGACTTCCATGAAGGGATGTTGCATGTACAAAATGTTCCGGGGTTTGAGTGGATTTATATCCACACTGGCAACACTGACGACCATACATCTGGCTGTCTTCTTGTGGGGTACACTCGCAATGAAGATACTTTTACTATCGGTAATTCTCGCGCTGCTTATTCAGACTTGTATCAAGCTGTAGTCGAGGCGGCTCGAAATGAAGACTTACAAATCGAATACATTGATGAGGATATGGACGATGGCTGAACAGGTACCAGTGTCTGAAGTCAAAATGACGAACCGCCGTCGTATGGCGTGGCTTAGTCTTGTCGCGGGTCTGGCATTGTCTGTCATTGTTATTTTCTGCGCTATGTTCATCCCTGAAGTTTCAGAGCGCGTAGATAAAACCAGTGCCGTTATCCTTGCGCTTTTGACTTTCTTAGGCGCACCCGTGGCTGTGTATATGGGCGGGGCCGTGGCTATGAATATTAAGGGAAAATAATGGATGCCGTCGCCAACAGTTATCCTCGGAATATTGCTGGTAGTCGCGTTAGCCGCTCTGGCAGCTTCTGGGGCGCTGCTCAAATCAGCGTGGCAGGATGTAGCCGAATTGGAAGCGAAGTACGCCCAGCAGCAAGTGGAAACCCAGAAGGCCATAAAGCAGATAAGCGATCTGAAGCTGGAGCATCAACAGCAAATCCATGCGATGGACAACCAACTGAAGGACCGCAACCGGGAGATGGCGGCATTACGGAAACAAAGCAATGCGATTAGATCAACCTCAACCACATTACAAAAGGCGCTGGAGAAAGAACCTGTCAGGGCTGGTCGTGCTACCACTTATCTTTATCTCCGGGGGATGCGCGACATTTGCAGATCTGGTGGAGGCACCTACCAAGATTGCAAAATTAAATTACCTAAATCCCCCAAGGCCAAGCCCCATCATTCCGCCACAAGTCGAGTTCGGGCCGCTCCCGTATTGGGAGGCAAAGAAGGTGCCAGCCGGTAAACTGATATGCTTGCAGAGCGATCACTATGTCAGCTTGCGTGTATTTAATAAAGAGATCTCGTTCTGGATGAAACAAGCCAATGCTGGATTAGATTACCATGAAAAACAAAACGCCCCATCGCCTACACCAATTCCTAAAAAATAGTTTTGTTCAGCTTTTCTTTGCCTACGTTTTTGCATTTCTCATTGTATATCTGGCCTGGATGAAAACGCAGTTTGGTTAAAAAGTGATCCCCGATAAACTTATTGACTGCCCCTGGTGCGGTCAGGCAACCCGCCTGGAACGGGTGCAGTCCCACTATGTCTGCACCTCATGCAAGCAGCCCTGTCTTGATTGTTGCGACGGCGAACAAGAGTATGCATCCGACGCTGAAGCAAAAGGCATTGGGTGCAAATAAATATTCTTGCTTGCAGCGGATCTTACAATAGCCCAGGCAGTGTCGATTGTTTCTGGCAAAAACTTGTCAGGGTTTGTAATAACCCGCCTTGCGTTTCGCAGTTCACGCTGGATAGGTTGACGATAATTCATGTCCCTGCCCCCAACACGCCTTCAAGACGCTTCAACGCATCAGCAACTCTTGGTCCCGCTTCTCTCGTTTCTTCACTAGCCTGATCTTTTTCATAGACCTCCCGGTACTTCCGCGACTCCTGGATAAATACTCCTGCGGAGTCGCGCACCTCCCTTAGTCTGGCAAGTTCCTCACGTTCATCTGTAACAACAGATATTGATCGGCTTGCGCCAGGGATCTTGGTAAGGTGACCACGATCCACAATGGCATCTACAATCTTACAAGCGGAGTTGCGGGACTTCATCTTCAAGGCATCCGCAATCTCCTGGGAAGTTGGACTAACCCCCTTCTCTTTTATAAAAATGCGAATGAAGTTGTAGGCTTCAAGCTGGCGCGGAGTTAATGCGTGTTTCATTTGCACCCTCCATTTCTGCGATAGCTTGGTCAACGATGGCGAGTGCTTTCTGACCATCCTCAATAGACTGTCGTAGTTCGCTACGCACTACATATAGGTCTGGGTTATCCACAACACTGTCTATCGTATGCATTATGCCAACCCCCCTTGATCTGTGACATAAACGTAAACGCCAACAGTTCGGGCATGACCCGCTGCATGGGTAGTTTGCGTGTGTCCAACCTTGCGCCAATGCTTGCCCCGGAACACGGCTCCCAACACATTGGGATTGATGCCTGATGGCGGGTCACCCAAGTACCGGCGAACATCATTGATACTCACCTCGCCCCTGGTTTGCGCTATGTATTCTGCGGTTGATCGTGCTTTGGCGAGATACTCAGGATTATTGGAAGAGACTAAATCAAGTCCTGCTTCCTTTTTAGCGCGGCCTGCACTATACTCAAAGAGATCCATCATATCGCCCCTATCAAAGCGGCTGCGACGATGACGGAAAAGCCGACGGAAATCATCCAGGCGGCGACTAAAAATCCCCCCCCGAAAACACTAAGGCTAGAGGTTAATACTTTCTTAACATCATATATATTATGCAATTTAGGTAAGTACATAGTGAGTCTCTCCTTCACGTTTTAAATATTTATCGTCTGTAATGATCTAAATTGGGCAAACCGCGCACATACAATATATCGTCTCTGGCGAAATTCTCCAAATCGCGGTTCGCCATATAAACAACGCCCCGCGCTTCCAGGATCTTTTGTATGTTTGTGCGCTTTGCACGGGCGATTTCATAGAATGTTTCAGCCACGTCTTTAAAGACAATCGATGCATATTGAATATGGTCTGGGTGCAGAAGCTGAAACTGTAGACGCGCTTCTCTATCGCCAAGCGTATTGAGGACACGCCAGAAATCCTTTCGAGATTTTGGATGCCCCTCGTTATACTCGTCGAGTTTCTTTTTGTATCGTGTAACCATGTTCTCTCCAATTTTCGTAATGCCATGTAATCGTATTACCTGTCTACTCTCGCGGTGAGAGTAAAATCACTCCTTTTCACTCTCGTCGTGAGAGTCGGTTTTCGGGTAAAAATTCCAATCGGTAATTGGGTTGGTTGGTGGGGTCGGTTTTTCGTTAAACAGGTTGAGCCAATACCCCACGCTGAATTTTTCTTCAATTATCCGCGCACGGCGTACAATGTAGTAACTCATACACGCCACGATAAACATATAGAACACGGGGCTATCGAAAAACGCCTCTGTCCTCTTTTTGTTTAATTCAACCAGTGGCTGTAATGGCTTCCAGCAATTGTCGATGCAGCCAATCTCACGCAAACCCTC